TTCTTAATACCGATCTTGGAAAAGCAGCACTACTTGCTGCTGGTGCTTATTACGGTGCGCCATATTTAATGGGAACTGAAGGCGCTGCATTGTCTGGTGCAAATGCAGCAGTCGCTGCCGATAACGCATACCTTGCTAGTCAGGCTTTAACTCCAGCACAGGCTGCTGCTGCTGCTGCCAGCTCGGTTGAGGCATCTCAACTGGCGGGGCTTACTGGCAGTACAACCACGCCAACTTTATTAGAGCAATTAAGTCAAATTCCGACATCATTGCCTACTGCAACTACACCGACAGTTACTCCTCCAGTTACCCCGTCTGCTATACCTTCAGCCGTTACGACTGCTGGCGAGATGACTGCACAGCAGACGGCTGAGATGATAGCTAAAGAGCAAGCTGGCTCTACTGGATTACTTGGTGGTGCAGTAAATTGGGCTTCTGCTAATCCATTGCAAGCAGCAGGTTTAGGCTTAACGGCTGCTAAGGCTCTCGGTGGTAGCACTCCATCATCAAGCACCGCAACGACTAGCATTGACCCAGATGTCAAAGCAGCGTATTTGCGCAACCTAGAGGAAGCCAGAGCAACGGCTGCTGGCTTAGGCACTAGAGAGTTTGCTCCTTATGCTGAGTACAACCTTGGTATGGTTCAGAAGTACATGAACCCTTACGAGCAAGAAGTAATCCAAGGAACTCTTGGAGACATTGAGCGTGCTCGTCAAGGTCAAATATCTGCTGAAGGTGCAAGAGCAACTGCTGCTAAAGCCTTTGGTGGTACACGACAAGCAGTCACCAGATCGCTAGTTGATGAAGCAGCACTACGCAATGCAACTAATGCAGCAGCACAACTTCGTCAGACTGGCTTTGCACAGGCTCAGAACTTAGGTCTGTCGCAACAACAAATGATGCAGCAATACGAACAGCAAAGACTCGACGCAGCTCGCAATTTAGGTCTAGAGCGTTTGAATGTGGCGCAAGGCGCACTAAGTCTGCAACCAGCAAGGATCGGTGAAAGCACCACAAAGCCAATCTACACAAACCCAGTAGCGTCTGGATTTGGTGGTGCTTTGGGTGGCGCTCAACTAGGTTCTTTGATCGGTGGAACTGCTAACCCTGAGTATGCTGGCTATGGCGCTGGCATTGGCGGTCTGCTTGGATTCTTAGGTTAAGGGGTAAGACATGGCAACAATGCAAGACTTTGGCGGTTTACTCTTTGGCGGTGGTGGTACTGGACTTGAAGACTATTTAAGTGCAGACCAGCAAAGTGGAATTAGAAACCAAGCGCTTCTACAAGCAGCAGCAGCATTGCTTTCTGCTGGTGGTCCAAGCGAGAGACCTGTCTCTTTAGGTCAAGCCCTTGGCGGTGCTCTGCAAGCGGGTTCTGCTGGATACCAGCAAGCACAGCAAGGTGCTATCCAAAGCCTATTAACGAGACAAAAACTGGCAGAAGCCAAGCGTCAGGAAGAATTCCGCAGAGCTTTGCAAACTCAACAAATGCAACCGCAAATGGCTAGTGGTGGTGAAGTTACAACAGTTACGCCAGATCAAGCCATATCTATGGAGGGTCTACCTGCTGGTCCTACCGTTGCGCGTGCAAACTTAATAGGTCAGCAAGTCAGAACACCAGCTCCGCAAATGTCTGAGCAAGATATGTTGTATCAAGACGCAATAAATAAATACAGAATTGCTGAAAGATACGGGATGCCAGAACAGGCAGCAAAGTATTTGGAGACTGCCTTAAAAATTAAGCCAACTGAAGAATTTAGCACCACACCTCAGTACGGTGTAAGTGCAAAGGGAACTCCAATATCTTTTGTGATGAGTAAGTCTGGCGGTATGAAGCTGCTTGATGTAAACAAAAGCCCAGACTACACATATCAAGACTTTGGCTCTTATGTTAGTGTGCGCGACAAGTCTACTAATGCAGAAGTTGAGCGTATTGCTAAAACCATGTCACCTTCTGAGGTGGCATCTAATCGCATTGCTATGGGCAACCTTAATTTGCGACAGCAGGAATTTGAGCGTGGCGCGTTTGATATTAAGGAAACTCCAGAGGGCTTGGTTTATGTGCCAAAAGCACCTACTGGTGCAGCCGTACCAGTTATGTCGGAAGGCGGTAAACCTCTTGAGGGTGCTGGCTCTAAGCCTACTGAGGATCAAAGCAAGTCGGCAGGATTTGCTTTCCGCATGAAGCAATCAACTGAGATTTTCAATCAGCCTGTAATTGGTGCAGATGGAAAGCCAATTCTTGACCCTAAGACAAACAAGCCTGTTACCTTAGAGCAAGCTGTTGGGCAGCCAAATTACTATCAGTCAATCATGCGAAATATACCTAGTGCTGGATTGACTACTGGAATCGCAAATATCAGCGAGAGTGGTCTTCGACAGCAGTATAGACAAGCGCAACAAAATTGGGTGACTGCTAATCTAAGACCAGAGTCTGGCGCTGTTATTGGCGTAGATGAAATGGACAAGGAAATTATTAAATATTTCCCGCAAGTAAGCGACACCAAAGAAACTATTGAGCAAAAGGCTCGCGCAAGACGCGATACCGAACTTGCTATGACTGTGCGAGCTGGTCCAGCTTATAAGCAGATACAAAAAGCAATGGCTGCAAGAACACCAAGACTTGTGCGTGATCCAGCGACAGGCATCTTAAATTATGTGCAGGAATAATCATGGCTGACAAAATAGTTCAAATTCCAAACATTGGCGCAGTTAAGTTTCCAGACACAATGTCTGACGATGACATACTGAAAGCCATTGGTACTCTTCTTCAAGACCCCGCTACATCTGCCTTAGCGTCTGCCCCTGTGCCAGCTCCAGCACCGAGACAGCCTAAGACAGTAACCGAGAAGGTCTTGGCTTCTCCTGTTGGCGGTGTTATTCGTGGCTTGCGTGACATTCCAGACGCTGGCGCACAACTGCTAACGCGAGGATTAGAGGCTATTTCACCTGCTGGCTCTAGCATGGAGAAGTTCATGCAAGCAGAGCGCAAGAAGGTCGAAGACATAAACCGCGAGGCTGAACGCGCCTACCAACAAGACTGGCGCATGGGTCAGATGAGACCAGACGAGTTTGATGTTGGTCGCGCTATTGGTGGTGTTGCTGCTACCGCAATTCCCGCTACAACGGCTGTGAAGGCTCTTGGACTAACAACTGCACCTGTGCGTGCTGGCGCTGTCTCTGGTGTTATTGGAGGTGGCTTACAGCCAGTCCTTGAACCACAAGATTCATTTGGTGCGCAAAAGGCTACGCAAGTTGGATTAAGTGGTTTGCTTGGTGCTGGTGGTGGCTACCTCGGTGACAAGATAACTAACCTATTATTTGGTCGTGGTGCAGCTCCTGCCGTTGGAGGTGCTGGTGCTCCTAGCTCTGCTCAGGCAACTGTAAGCGCCACACCGACTGCTCAAGTTACTGGTGGAGGTGTCAACTTAGGTTCTGTTGCACCTGAGTCTGGAGCTGCCCTTACTGCTGCTCAAAAGGCTATCTTAGAGCGTGGCAAGGCTATGGGGTTCAAGACTACGCCAGCACAAGAAACTGGATCGAGATCACTTCTCCAGATGGAAGCGCGAATGGAGTCAAGCCCATTTACTTCTGCACCGTTTAACACCATCAAGACTGAAAACCAGAAGGTTTTAAACCGCGCCACAGCTCAAGCCATTGGCGTGAACTCTGATGAGTTGAGCAATCCAGTATTGGCTCAGGCACAGCGTCAGATCAGCGATGTCTACAAGAAGGTGGCAACACCAGATGTACGCAAAGTAGACGGCATGACCTTTATGAACAACATTGATCTTATTGACAATGCCTTTGAAGGTCTTACCACTCAGCCGTTAAAGACTAATGTCCTTGTCAAGCAGTTACAAGATTTGGCTATGAAGGGTGAGGCTAGTGGCGTGCAACTGCAAAACCTGTCTTCCAAGATTGGTAAGCGTGCCAAGAATGAGATGACTACCGCAATGGGTGACCGTGAGTTAGGCTCTGCCTTATTCCAGTTAAAAGAGATGGTGGACGACGCTCTATCTGCTGGACTTAGCAAGGCAGAGCAAGAAGCGTTTGCTACGGCTCGCAACAACTACCGCAACCTAATGACCATTCGCACAGCGTCTGGCGTTGTCAATCCATCATCAGGCAATGTATCTGGTTTGAATCTAGCGTCTGCCCTGACACGCAAAGACCCACAAGGCTTTGTATTTGGATCTAACCAGACACCAATGTATGAGGCAGCAAGGTTCGCACAGGCATTTAGACCAATCGTCGGTGACTCTGGAACTGCGACTCGCTCGATGGAATACTCTCCATTGAATATGCTTTTGTCGATGCCAACAAACTTGGCTGCAAAGGCTTACACATCAGCGCCAGCATCATCGGTATTGACCAGAACTGTTGGCGGTACTGGCTTGATGCCAAACGCATTGGAACAGGCTCAGGTTGAGTCATTACGCAAGGCTTTGCCAATTACTGGTGGTCTTGGACTCGGTGGACTTTTAGGACCGTAAAGATATGGCTGGATTACTTCAATACTCAGGCAATATGGGGTTATCTCCTTACGGCATTCGTCATGGTGGCGACACCATGAAGGGTAAGGGTTACTTTGGTTTATTGCCAAATACTGCTGGTGGTGTTTCGACTGAAATATCAAGCGAGTTCACCCAGAACGGTAAGAATGTTGAGTACCCATTGATTGTGCCGACTCTTACAAAAGAAGAGTTAGACCATCTGCTTGCAAATAAACCTCCGACAGAAGACATTTACAAGAAGGCTGAAGAGTACGCAATGCAAAGACTTCAGCAGGGACTTAGCCCATTCTCACAACCGACAGAACTTCGTTACCCAGCTCCTGCTGGATTACTCGACTGATCCAAAGAACGCAGCAGTCAACGGGTCGCGCTTAACCTTACGCTTGAGCTGTCTCTGACGAGCAAGACGAAACTCTTTCTCGTCAATGCTCTCGCGCTCTCTGCACTTCTTGATTCTGGCTCTATTGCTCACAGGCTCAGGCTTCTCGGCATCGACTCCAATGCCGTATCTCCATACAGCTATCCAGCCGTTTGCTTGTGCTCTACGCCACGACTGAATATGGACAGCACCTTCTTCCTTGAGCTTTTGCAGCATATCCCTGCTAGACCTTAGCGTGCAATGCAGTAGGTCTGCCAACTCTCTGCTGGTGTAACCCTTCTGAGAGATCAGGGCAACCAGTTTAGGCATTCTGGTGGACCTCATTTGTCGTCTAGTCCAAAGTAGAGAACAGCAAAGATAACCGCCAGTCCAATCAAAGCACCCATCACCAGCAAGACGATGATGGTCAGGATGTTTTCAATCATAGTTAAGCCCTTTCAGTTTTAACTCAATATTCCTTGCGGTCTGCTCAATCTCGCAACCCCCTTTGCCGTATGCTATGCACTTGTGTATCTCCTCTTCGGTGAGGGATACCCACGGCTTTTTGTAGGTCTGGATGTCGTCGTCGTCCACAACCTTGCGGTGCGGGACTGATATTCCTATGTGTCGTGTCATAGATTTTTATCCTTGAGTTTGGCTTCAAGGCCTCTGAAAAATTCACGCCAAAAACTATCGGTCGGGTCTGATGCTTCCATTTTTTCAGCGCAATCTGCAATCTCCTCATCCGTCAGCCCAACCCATGTGCGCTGTGGTGGGGATGCAAAGTTGCGGGGGTCTTGAAGTGCTTTGCAGGATTCAGTTTTGCGGCAGTATTTGCAATTCCAAGAATCGCTTTCAGTACATTGCGCCACAGGCTCCTGCTCTGGTTGTGCCAAGGCTTCTTTGATGGCGGTGATGGCTTGTAAAACTTCTTGTCTGTCTTTTGCCAGCGGTGTTGTCGCCACTTGCAACGCCTCAAGCGCCAGTTCTAATGCTTGTCTCATACCGTCTTCTCCTCAATGGCTCTCGCCCTTCGCAACTTTATCTCATTCATAACCATATCGAGTGCTTTTTCAAGTTCGCCAATGGTGGTGATCTCTAGCATTGCGTCGTGCAGTTCCATGACATAGTTAATCGCGGTCAACTCGGAAGCCTTCGCCACAAACCTATCCTCACGATTGATACCGCGACGCGATAACTCCAGCAATGCGTCTTGACCTTCCTTAATCTCGTCTTTGTATTCATGCCCAATGCCAAGCCTTGCAAGGGCTTCTGAGACATTCAGAGCAGAGATGATGGAGTCGATGTCGTAGCGCTTTGCCTGACCCGTTCTGAGCGCTTCCAAGGCACTATGGTTCTTTATCTTTAGATCGAGTACCGCGCTGCCAGTAGCGGAGACTGGCTTAAAGCCATTGATCACCCATGTGGCGACATTTAGTCTGACACCTTTGGGTTTGTATTTACTTTTTTTTCGCATTGCGTTTTAACCTTGGGCAGTTTATGCAGAACACTTTTTCCTTGGACTGACACACGCCAAGGGTCTCGCACTTGGTGCGTAGCGTTACCCACGGTGGCGGTGTCACCCACTTAGTTTTGACTTCAGTCATTATGAATTCTTCTCTTTCAAGAATAATTGAACCAACATAATAAGATCGTATGTAGAACTCTTTTGCAGTTTTGAACAGATCAATATTGCGTCAATGTCGGCATGGTTTAGCAACTTGAAATTAGAGTTACTGCCTTCAATATCTCCCTCAAACTGCTCACCAACAAGCAGCTCGAACTTTTCGAGTATCTCTTTAGTTGGTTTGCTTCTGGCGGTTTCCCAATGAGCTATCGTTGATCTCAGCACGCAAAGTTCATTGGCTACATCTTCTTGTCTTAGGTTCTTGCGTTTTCTAGCATAACGAAGCCAATGGGAAAGGCTATTCATGTTTAACGCAACGGCTGGAATAACTGATGATGCGTCTCTTAGTTGTGACTCACTAGCAATCAGAGTAAATTCACATTCAAAGAAATTGCAAAGCCTATCTAGGGCTGCCATGCGTGGATAAGAGTTTCCGATTTCCCACTTGGCTATTGACTGCTGGCTGATTGATACAGCGTCAGCAACCTGTTGCTGGTTTAGTCCTAAAGTAGTTCTCTCAAGCAATAACTGCTTGGCAAACTTATTTGTGTAGTCTTCGCTCATTGCTGCGCAATCATTTGTGTCTCAAGCTCTTTGACGCGCTCGGTCAACTCTTTGACGGTCAGCTCTGCGATCTCCAGCTCGTTGCCATGAGCGCGTCGTGCCATCTGCATCCCAGCGTCGTAACCCATCATTGCACCTTTGTGTGCTGCTTCGCTTACAAGTTTACCGATGTCTTGTGGCGACATGATGGCTGTTCTGCCTTCGGCTTTCTTTAAGTAACCCAAGACAATCTCTTCAATCTTTTTTTCTACTGACATATTAGTTTCCTGTTGCAATGAGGGCTGTGATGAGACCGACTGACACGCCAGCAAGGAAGATAAAGACGCAATCAACAAGGCTGATTTTGTTGTCTTGATAAGGACCGTCTACCTCGAAGTTTTCTGTGTAGTTTTGATGTTTCATTATTCGCTTTCAGAGTTGTTCAAATGTAGATTTAGCAAGTAAAAATTGGCTGTAACGACTTTCTTTGTCACAGAAAGACCAAACATTGTCTTTATATAAATCCCAAGACCCATCTTCTAGTTCTTCCCAAATTTCCCATGTACCTACTGTTCCATCAAGATAACCTTTGATACCTTGAGTAAATTTTCTCAATTCCAGATTTGGTTTAGTAGTGGAATTCATGGTGTTACTTAGCCTTTACTATTTCAAAACAGATTTTTGCTTCACGATTAAATGCTTTTCTAGAAGAGCCAGAAAAATCAAAACCTAATGCACCCATTTTGTTTTGAACTTGAATGGCTGTATCTGCGTCAATTTTGAGTAAAGCCATAATGTCACGAGTTGCTTGATTCATATTTACCTCTTAGTTGTGTTGTTGATGAGTGAATCATATCAGATTTGACTACATCATCAATAACTATTTATTAGACCCTACAACTTTGTCGGGTATTACCGCCATAAAATACATAGTGACAGGGTGTAGTTTCCCTGTCGGCTGTGGCTTATGTCTCCGCAAGAGTCGCAGTTGCCTTAACAGGGGGGCTAGGTGACAGGACTTAGCCTCCCTTTTTTTGTCTGCCTTGTTCAACTCGTCAATTATGAGTTAACATTCTAGCCATGAACTACATAACCGAAATTATCGAACGCGCTGAAAAGGCGGGGTTCAAGATGGCAGATATATGCCGAGAGGCTGGCATAGACCAAGCCCAGATGTCTCGATGGGTGGCTGGGCATACTGTGCCTTTGGTCTCCTCCATTGAGAAGCTCAGAACCGCAACAGATCGCTTGATCGCTGGACGCATTGCGTCTCTAGGGGTCAAGAATGATTAGGCAGCTTGGTATCGATGTCGGCAACAACGGTGCGATCTCTCTGATCGTCGATGGTGTCCTAGAGCGCGTCGAGGATATGCCTATCGTCGAGATCAAGCGCGGTAAGACGACAAAGAGACAGGTCTCTGCGCAAGCCTTGGTCGGCATCATTAAGGAGATGAACCCGACTCACGCAGCAGTCGAGAAGGTCGGCTCAATGCCAAACCAAGGCGTGAGTTCTACCTTTGCGTTTGGACGCTCTGCTGGGGTCATTGAAGGCGTATTAGCAGCGCTTCAAGTGTCTGTGACTTATGTCCAGCCAGCAGTCTGGGCGAGGACTATGAACAAGGGCTACGGCAAGGACGCATCCAGACACCGCGCAATGGAGTTATTTCCAGACAAGCAGGACTGGTTTAAGTTGGTTAAGCACGACGGTCGCGCAGAGGCTGTTCTCATTGCTATGTGGGGGTTGAAGCAGTTATGACACAAGAAGAAGTTATTAAAGATTTAAAAGAAATATTAGCGCGAGACATTGGATACACAACATGGACTATCTCAACTCCGCACTTAGTATCTCTGGTTAACAAAGCGATTAAAGCAGAGCGCGAAGCCTGTGCTGCTATCTGCGACGAACTACACAAGGCGCGAGTCGGCAAGGACAACTACTTCGCATTTGCAGCCAATGCCATAAGAGAACTGAGAGCAAAGCAATGAGAGAACAAGATTTAGGTGTTTGTTTTCTATGTATAGGAATTGGTTTGTCAGTTGGATTTGATACTGTTGCGATAGCAAGCATTGGACATCTTATTGCTGGCATTGGTATTGGTTTACTTGCAAGGGCTAAACAATGATCGACGAAGAACGCAACACGATGCGCGAGCACATTGTCTGGCTGACGAAGGAGCTGGAAGACGCAAGAGAGCAACTCAAGACACGCAATGAATTGCTTAAAGAGATGCTCAACCCAGAGGAACTTGGTCACGCTGTCAGCAATGAGGTGCGTGGTCTTATCTATACGGTTTTGTACTTAACGAAAGAAAACGAATAATGATCAAACTACGCCCATCGGCAGCAACGCGCTGGCTCTCTTGTCCTGCATCTGTGAGGCTATGTGCCGACATCCCTTACACGCCAGCAGGAGAGGCTGCGCAGATCGGAACTGCGATACACGAGGTGGCTGAGACTGCATACCTCACCAATGCAAGCCCCTATGACTGGGTTGGACAGACTGTCAAGGACATTGTGATCACCGAGCAGAACGCTGACTTTGCACAAGCTCATGTGAACCACATCAGGGACTTGGAGTTGCGTCTTGGCACATTGAAGGTCGAGCAGTATGTGACTGTCTACAAGGACAAGGACATTGAGCTTGGCGGTACTGCCGATGTGGTTGCATGGAACGATGAGAAGTCAACCTTAGTCATTGCAGACTTGAAGACTGGTAGAGGATATGTGGACGCTGATAGTGATCAGATGAAGATATACGCCATCGGTGCAATGCGTCACGCAAAGATTGAATTTAGCAACATCGAGCTGTCGATTATTCAGCCCCATCACGGTGAACCCCGTACACACAAGATCACATTCAAGGAACTGAACGATTGGGCAGCAACAAGATTAACCCCAGCAATACAAGCGATAAAGAAGGGTGACACCGAACCCACGCCAACAGAGGACGGTTGCCAATGGTGTCCAGCAAAGGCTATTTGTCCTGCACAGCGTAAAGGGTTCGAGGTCATTGCTGCTACACCAAACCTTGCGGTAATGACTAAGGAAGAGATGAAGTCTTTGGCGACTACGCTCACACCAGAGCAGATCGCAGACTTACTTGATCGCGCTCCGCTTGTGGAGAAGTTCATCGATGCCGTGAGAGACCATGCAGTCAAACGCATTGAAGACGGTGCAGTAATTAAGGGCTGGCAGATGACTGCAAAGCGTGCGTACCGCAAGTGGATCGATGAGACAGCAGCAAAGCACGCATTGCACGACGCTGGTATCCCAGCAGATAAGTTGGTCTCTAGTGAACTAATTAGCCCATCTGAGGCAGCCAAACTCTTACCCAAAGAATCAAAAGACTTAATTGACACGCTCACCAAGAAAGAGAGTAGTGGTTTAACCCTTGCGCGTGACTATTCTTTAGGTCAATAATCCATTCCCCCAAACCGTTGCCCTGTGCAACATAAAAAACGAAAGGCTCAAATGCTTAATCTTTCATCATCATCTGGCGGTGGTAACTACATCCGCTTTATGCCATCTGCTAACGCATGGCTCAACAGCAACAAAGAGGAATTCACGCCAAAGAAAATGGTTGTGGATACTGATTCATTGCAGACTGGTTGGATGCACCTCGGAGAAGGTGTGCGCGACTGGCAACCAGACGCAAGTCTTGGTAAGAAGGGTGCTCAACCGTCACCAGACCATAAGCGCGGTTTCTCCATTAAGTTCTACAACAAGGAGATGGGACTTGCTGAGTGGTCAGCCAACGGCACAGGTCCTAACATGGGCTTAGAGAAGTTGTGGAAAGCAATCGAGGCTGGTCAAGCAGCCAACGCTGACAAGTTACCCGTCATTGAGTACAAGGGAAGCACGCTAGAGAAGATCGGCAAAGGCACTACACGCATCCCTAACTTTGATGTGGTGTCGTGGATTGAGAGACCTGCTGGCATGGACGCGGTGGACGATGGCACGCAATCATTTGATAGTGACGGCAAGATCACGATGGGAGCACCAGCTCCAGTACCACAACCAAAAGCAGCGCCAAAGACTGCTATGGCAAGTGCGATTGACGACGACGAGATGTTTTAACTTTTAGGAGAGACGGGGCTGATCTAACGGTCAGTCCCGTTTTTTTTCCTCTATGGAAAACACACAAGAATTTTGGATGCTGCTTCTTATTGCGTTGGCTCAACGGGTCTACGAGTTGGAGCAGAGATTAGAAGAATTGGAGAAGCATGAATGAGTTGGCACTATTTGCGGGAGCAGGAGGGGGAATCCTTGGAGGACATTTGCTCGGGTGGAGAACGGTTGCAGCCGTTGAAATCGAAGATTACCCACGCAGAGTTTTACTGCAACGGCAAGCTGATGGACTCTTACCTAGATTCCCTATCTGGGACGACATCAGAACTTTCAACGGCAATCCATGGCGGGGAAAGGTCCAAGTCGTCACAGGAGGTTTTCCCTGTCAAGACATCTCAGCAGCAGGAAAGCGTGCAGGACTCGAAGGAGAACGATCAGGACTCTGGGGGGAAATGGCACGCATCATTTGCGAAGTACAACCCAGATACGCATTCATTGAGAACTCACCAATGCTCACTATTCGAGGACTCGACCGAGTATTGTGTGACCTTGCCTCGATGGGGTTCGATGCGAACTGGGGAGTGCTGGGAGCAGCAGATGTTGGAGCAAAACACAAACGCGACAGAATCTGGATTGTGGGCTACACCAACGACTCCAAGCGGAGGCGGGAACTGCGGGGGTTCTGGGGCTTACAAGAATGCATTGAAGAATGGGACACACATTCCACATTCAATCAACCCGAACCTGTACGAATGGTTGATGGGATTCCCAATCGGGTGGACAGACTTAAATGCATCGGTAACGCTCAAGTACCCCTTTGCGCAGCCACAGCATGGCGAGTCTTAACAAAACAAATTTAGAAAGAAACTACACAGATGCAAGCCGAACAAATAGCGCAAGCGCTTGGCAACGCAAAGAAGGTAAACGGGCAATGGATGGCGAGCTGTCCTGTTAGCAGTCACGGGCAGGGTAACGGGGACAGGAATCCAAGTCTTTGCGTGTCAGAGACAGACGAAGGCAAGCCGTTATTCAAGTGCTTTAGTGGGTGTAGTCAGGAGTCTGTCTTCAATGCTGTGAAGGACTTTGGGTTGCTGCCAGACCTACCCAATCCGACAGACTTCCTCACCCAGATCAAGCCGTTACCGAAACCGCAAGAACCTGTGTTGGAACAGGAGTGGCACTACACCGACGAGGATGGGGTCGTCCAGCACATCAAGCAGAGATACAAGACCTTTGACGCAAAGGGAAAGACATACAAGCAGTACAGGGTGGACGAGAACGGCAGACGGCACGCATCTATGACGGGTGCGAACATCGTGCCTTACAACCTGCCTGAGGTGGACTTTGCAAGGAAGACTGGCAGAACTGTCTTTTTGTGCGAAGGCGAGAAGGCAGCCGACGCTCTCAAGTCTTTAGGTGTGGTGGCAACCTGTACGCACAACGGTGCAAGCAGCTTCCCAGAAGATGTGGTCAAGCACCTAGTCGGACTCACCATTGCGATAGTCCCTGACAACGACACGGTGGGATGGGAGTACGCAAGGAAGGCAGTTGCAGCTCTCAAGTCGGTTACAAAAAGTATCCGAGTGGTTGACCTTGGACTCGAAGAGATCAAGGAAGACGCTTACGAGTTCGTCCACAAATACCACGGTGACAAGGATCGGCTGGTTGACCTGACAAAAGCCACGCAAGCAGTCGTAAGCGAACTAGATGTAACGACTCCTGCAAGGTTAAATAATTCTGTTGAGACGCAAGAAACTCAAGAGTTGGAGCTGCCACAAGCACCACTCCAAAGAGAAGGATTCAAACTCGAGGCGTGGGACGACATCGAGGACGAACCAGTCGAGTGGCTGGTGCAAGGCGTTATCCCTCAACGCTCCTTCGTCGCTCTGTACGCACCGCCAGCGAGTTTCAAGTCCTTTGTGGCTTTGGACATTGCAGAGTGCATCGCAACGGGAAGACCATTCCTTGGCAACCAGATAGCGAAGCAAGGTGCAGTCTTGTACATCGCAGGGGAAGGGCATGGCGGTATCGGAACAAGGATCAAGGCGCTGAAGATTCACCACGGCACGCCAGAAGGAACACCAGTCTATTTCCTTAGAAGACAAGTCAACCTCAGAAGCAGCCAGACAGACCTCAAGGACTTGGTGCAAGCCATTGACGACTTGAAGGCGGTGGGAGAGATTGAGTTTGAGATGATCATCATCGACACCTTGGCTAGAGCGTTTGGCGGTGGTAACGAGAACGCAAGTGAGGATATGGGTGCATTCATTACGGCTGCTGGCGCAATACAGGGAAAGTATGAGTGCTCTCTGTTGGTGGTGCATCACGCTGGTAAGGACGCAACCAAAGGACTGAGGGGTCACAGCAGTCTCTTAGGAGCAGTAGACACCGAGCTGGAGATTATCAGGATCGAAGGCGCTCAACCGCCAAAAGGAATACTCCACATCAGTAAGCAAAAGGACGGGGAAGACGGTCAACGCATAGGCTTCAAGATGGTCGAGGTCACGACTGGATCAAGTGGAATCGTGGACTTTGAAGGCACTTCAAGCCTTGCAGTGGAGGCTGACGAGGAGATGGATACAGATCGTCCTAACCAAGCAACACCACCAAACAGGACAGGCGCTGGAATGAATCAACGGCTTGCGTTGTCCTGTCTGCACGACGCAATTAAGAAGTATGGCGAGATGCAGGTGGTCGATGGAATGCGCAATAAGTGCATAAAGATTGACCAATGGAGAGACGAATTCAAGAAGCGAATGGGCAGCGATGTCATGCCAGATACGCTAAAAAAGGCTTGGTATCGCGTCAAGGCTGATCTTGCTGATTCTCAAAAAGTAATCATTTATGGTGACTTGTGCTGGGCTGTATATGCCGATGATGATGGCGCAAAATCATCTAATTCGGTGGTTGTGCAGATCAAAAAGTAGGTAGGGACAAATGGACATATCGAGGACAAATGGGTGGACAATTAGAAATCCATTTGTCCATGCCGAAAAGGTGGACAGATGGGGTGTGTGTGTATGTAATACACACCACCTGTCCACCTTGGCAATGCGTCCGATTTGGTAGTTTTTAAAAAAAGGAGTTGTCCGTGGTTAAGAAACGAATTGGTAGTGTGGTTAGAGGGGTAAAGCAACCAGATTTCCCTATGAATACTTTTGAGGTATTTATGAATTCGAGGTTAGTTGAGCTGTCTGTGGTGAAGAGAGACCACGAAAAGAGGTGGGGCATCAACAGATTGATCGAGTTGGTGGACTCAGAGTTTCGGATCAAGGTATGGCGACAGGCTGAACGAGTGTTCGAGGCTTCGGTGTCCAGAGATGAGGTGAAGCTGGATCGTGCTGTCGGTGGAATGATCAAGGCTTATGCAGCTCTTGAAGCGTGGGCGGTCGAGAACGGTGTGCCTGAGATGCCAGCGATCGTTGCAGTCGAACATGAGATGAAAGACGGGTCGGTGATGGTGGTCGTTGGTACACATCACGACGCGACGCTGTATCAGCAGTTCAGACCAGATGTCCAGAACAGACACATTTGGACGATGGAGGAACTAGAGTTGATCATGGAGTCACCAGTCATCAAGGACACGATGAAGATCAAGGCGCTGATGCCTTGCGCAGCAATGGTCAGACTGGACAAGGATGCGAAGGAGTTTCCGATGGGTGGTGCTACGGGGTTGGACGATATGAAGTCGGACGAGCTGGAGGCTTCGTCGTTGCCAAAGGTGTTCGACACCAGCAAGATGGGCAAAAATAGGGTTAATCGGGCTTTGGAGGAGATTTAGATGTTTGGCAATACCTTGGATAGTGTTTTAGCCTTTGGTGGCTTGGAGGGCTTTTAAATGGCTGGAAGACCAAAACGAAAAGCAGACATGGCAACGCTTGACTTGATGCCACGCGAACATATCGTCTCGATGCTTGAGGCTGGACAACCAATCGCTCGCATCTGTTACGCGCTTGGTGTTGGGCGTGTTGCGCTTGAAGAATGGCTGAATTCACCCGATAATGAAGGTCTTGCCTCGCGTGCGCGCGCGAAGGCAGCAGATGACATGGTCGCGGAGAGCATCCTCATTGCCGACGAAACCGATGTGGAAGAGGTGCAGAAGGCGCGTCTTCGCGTCCAGACGAGGCAATGGGTGGCAGAGCGCTGGAATCCTTCTGCATACGCCCAGAATAAGATGCCTAGCGTGCAAGTAAACCTGTCTGGCATGAGGCTGGACGCATTGCGACGCATTGAGGTGGTCGAGGACATATCCACAGAAAACAGCGAGAAGTTGTCCTAGTTATCCACAGTTGCGTGGAAACTGGCAGAGTTATCCACATTTATGCTTACAAACCTGTGGATAACCAATAAATAACTTTACATAATGAACATAGTGTAAAGCAGTCAGATACGACGATATGCAGTTATTTAGGTTTCATGCGCTCTGCGAGGAGAGTGGTCACTCACTAACCGATTCTGCCTGACTGATTCGGGTTTACCCCCCCTTCGATCTGCGCGACGGGTGGCGCTGAAACTGCACCCCGACAGTTATCGACTTAACACCCCCCCCACTACCCCTCCCCACAGCACCACTCCCCCCACAAAAAAATAAAAAATAATATAAACTTGACTTGCGTATCAACACGCATGGGGATTGGCGTACAGTACTCCGACGGTTTGAATCCGTCCGAGGCTATCCTGCCAGTCAGTCCCCAGCCGTGTTGGTGCATTTGGTTTCATGTAAGGCATGAAATGAGGCGTGGTAAGTCCCGCGCAAGAGATTTGGAGTGACGCCCGAGCACCAACAACTTATCTTGGTGGCACAATTCCCCCATGACGACAAAATCAATTCCACAAGAAAACGATAAAAAGAAACTACACCCCGATGTGGTGGCAAAGATAGACCGCATCCAAGACAAGAGGGAAGACGAACTCAGCAAGAATCCCTTTGTTGCGTTCACCATCCGCTACAAGAACAACCCCGTCCTATTCGTGAAGGAAGTCTTAAAAGCCAACCCCGACACTTGGCAAGAGACATTCCTAATGCACATCGCAAAGGGCAACCGCAGAATCTCAGTCAGGTCTGGTCATGGCGTAGGCAAGTCCACAGCAGCGAGCTGGGCGATCATCTGGTATCTGCTCTTGCGGTATCCAGTCAAGGTCGTCGTCACCGCCCCCACAAGCAGCCAGTTATACGACGCGCTCTTTGCGGAACTAAAGCGCTGGGTGAAAGAACTGCCTGAGACCTTGAGGGATATGTTGGAGGTCAAGCAGGACAGGATCGAGGTCAAGGAAGCAGCGACAGAGGCTTTCGTCTCCGCAAGGACATCAAGGGCAGAGCAACCCGAAGCCCTGCAAGGTGTCCACAGCGAGAATGTGATGCTGGTGGCTGACGAGGCATCTGGCATCCCAGAGGCAGTCTTTGAGGCTGCTGCTGGCTCAATGTCTGGACACAATGCCGTGACCCTACTGCTGGGCAACCCCGTACGCTCTAGCGGTTTCTTTTACGACACCCAGAACCGACTTGCAAATGACTGGGTGACGATGAAAGTCTCTTGCGTGGACTCGCCAAGGGTCTCCGATGCCTATGTCGAGGAGATGAAGTCGCGGTACGGTGAGGAAAGTAACGCATACCGCATCCGCGTACTAGGCGAGTTTCCAAGGTCAGATGACGACACGATCATCCCGATGGAGTTACTAGAACTCGCCAAACACCGCGATGTCGAGACATCCCAGCACGCCAAGCTGATCTGGGGTCTGGATGTCGCACGCTTTGGTGGGGATAGAAGTGCTCTAAGCAAAAGACAAGGCAACGCACTCATAGAACCCACAAAGACTTGGAAGAATCTGGACTTGATGCAACTCACAGGCGCAGTCGTCGCAGAGTGGGAAGCCTTAGCACCGAGTCAGAGACCCCACGAGATCATGGTGGACTCGATTGGTCTTGGTGCTGGTGTCGTTGACCGTCTGAGAGAACTAGGACTTCCCGCTAGAGGCATCAATGTCTCAGAGTCCCCCGCGATGGGTACGACTTACAGGAATCTTCGGGCAGAGCTTTGGTACAAGTGCAAGGCATGGTTTGAGGCGCGTGACTGTCGAATTCCCAATGACGAGGAGCTGGTGGCTGAACTGGCGACTGTCAGGTACTTCTTTACGAGTTCAGGAAAGATGCAGGTCGAGGGCAAGGACGACATTAGAAAGCGTGGTTTGAAGTCTCCCGATAAAGCGGATAGCTTTGTTTTGACCTTTGCGTCCGACGCTGCCGTCTCTATGTTTGGTGCGAATACGAGTCAGAAGTGGTCTCAACCGTTGAAAAGAAACTTGTCAAGGGTTGCATAATTCGGGTATCCCAATCAAGGAGTCATTGACATGATGAAAAAGACAAAGACAGAGAAGAAAATCTCTAAGGTTTACAACGAGTTCAAGGCAGGGAAACTGCACTCAGGTAAAGGTGGTCCAGTCGTCAAGAGCAAGGCTCAAGGCTTGGCTATTGCCCTGTCCTCTGCTGGCGTAAAACAGAAAGGTAAGAAGTAATCATGGCTACCTCATACCCCAAGAGCTTACAAGGCGCAATGGATCAGATGATGAGTGACAGCGACACCAGCGAGTGTCCACTCCCCACGCAAGACATCACCCTTAATCTAAAGAACCGCGCCAAGGCGATCACGGCTGCGAAGTACGGTCCTGAGAATCCTAATTTGCCTAACGAGGCTTACTGGAAGCGCATGGCTGACGAGTGGGATGTCTCTACGGAAGACGCTAAGAAAAGTCTTTGCGGTAACTGTGCAGCCTTCAATGTCTCAGAAGACATCAAGCAATGTATCGCTGACGGCATAGGAAACGAGGCTGACCCGTGGGGAACTATCAAACTCGCTGATCTAGGCTACTGCCAGATTTTTGATTTTAAATGTGCAGCTAATCGTAGTTGTAGGGCATGGATTGTTGGCGGTCCTAATACTGGCGAAGCCAAGGACGAGGACATGGAAGAAGGCGAAGGCGAGATGAAAGAGTGATCCCTATCTGCATCTCGACGGTACACGGCAAAGGTCTTCCCGTCCTATTGGAATCCATCAAGCAATACGCACCAGAGGCGTTTGTTTACTTGCGTGGCACAGAGAGAGTCGTCTCTGGCTACAAGAACGCAAGGCTTATCTTTGGCGAACCCCGTAACTTTGGCGACGATTACAACGAAGTAATCGACGACGCTCTGAAGTACGCACAGGCTTGCATCGTCTGCAACGACGATGTGGTGCTGACACCGACAAGCTACCAGCGCCTATTGGAAGATGTGCAGGTGATCAAGGAGTTAGAACCCAATGTCGGATGGGTTGGCGCTCGAAGCGATTGCGTGAGACCGTCTCAGAACATCAGATACAACCCAGACGGTGACCCTCTGTACATGAACCGCTTTAAGTCCGAGCAATTCATTCGTCCAACAGACAATGTGTCACCCATCTTTGCGTACATTTCCAGAGACGCATGGCATCACGGCAGGTTTGGACCTTTGAACTGGTACTCAGATGATGTGAGCTGCGCAGACCTCACCAATCAGGGCTATCGGCACTTTGTCTCTAGCGCCTATGTGCATCATGTTGGAAGCCAAACCATTGGCGAAAACGCACAGCAACTTGTTGCCGAGGCTTTACCTTGGATAAAAGAGAACCGCCCACAGTATGTCGAACACTTCTTTGGTACTTAACTTAGGCTCTGGCAAGGACTTTCGAGAAGACTGCATCAACGCAGACATTCAACTGCGTGTCAAGCACGACTGGTTACTCGACATCTGCAATGTGCCTTGGGGCGATGCGATCTCCACAAGGCTCGGAGACTTCGATGTGCAGCCAGAGATGTTTGACATGATTTTGGCGAACGATGTGCTTGAGCATTTGCCTGATCTGGTAGGTGCAATGACGAGCTGTAAGGAGTTACTCAAGGTTGGTGGCGAGATGCGCATCCATGTGCCGTATGACTTGTCTTATGGCGCGTGGCAAGACCCGACTCACCTTCGCGCATTCAACGAAAAGTCGTGGCTTTATTACACCGACTGGCATTGGTATCTTGGCTGGGAAGACAGGTTTTACATGACGCACTTGGAATTTAGGTTAAATCCATTCGCACAAGACCTAAAATTGACGCAAGAAGAACTGTTAAGGACTCCGCGAGCTGTGGACTCCATGTATGTCGTATTGACTAAGGGTAAAAAATGAATATTACTAACGAGCTGGGATTGAGCACAGACATCGCGTCGCAGGTTGACCCGACACTCACCCCCATGACAGACACCGACTTAGAAGCGATCATGGGTCAAGAGATCACAGACGCTGTGAGCTACATTGACTCTGATTTGAGTCCTATCCGCGCTCGCGGTACTGAGTATTACAGGGGCGATCCCTTCGGCAACGAGGAAGATGGACGCTCGCAAGTCGTGGCGATGGAGGTGCGTGACACCGTGTCTGCCATGCTGCCGTCCTTGATGCGTGTGTTTTTCTCCACAGAGAACACGGTGGAGTTTGTGCCTCGCGGTCCAGAGGATGTAGAAAACGCACAGCAAGCCACAGACTATTGCAACTATGTTTTTAACAACGACAACAACGGTTTTATGGTGGCATACGCCACATTTAAAGACGCTCTTGTCAGGAAGTGTGGCATTGTCAAGGCGTGGATTGAGGACACCGAGTCTGTCCGAATTGAGGAGTATTCGGGTCTAGATGACCAGACATTGCAGATCGTCATGCAAGAGGGCGATGCAGATGTGAAGATAGTTGCGAGTTACCCAGACGAGACCATGCAAGGCGCGATGCAGATCGATCCGATGACGGGTCAACCCATGCCCCCAGCGATGATCCATGATGTGCAGATCAAGCGCAAGGTGACCGACAAGCGTATCCATGTGGCGTGTCTACCGCCAGAAGAATTACTGCTTTCTCGTCAAGCGATGTCGTTCAAGGACGCACCTTTTATCGGTCACCGCAAGATGGCGACTGTGGCTGAGTTGATCTCTATGGGGTACGACGAAGACGAGGTGATGGACTATGTTGGCTCGTCCGACTTGAACGACAACGAAGAGGCTCTAGCTCGCGCACCATTGGCAAATAACCAGTATTTGACAGAGAGCGCTAACCCGATGATGCAGAGAGTTCTCTATGTTGAGGGCTACGCCAAGGTTGACTTTGATGGCGACGGCATCCCTGAGCTGAGGAAGATGTGCTTCATGGGTGCTGGCTACAAGATGGTTCGTAACCTGCCAGCGTCATACATCCCGTTTATTGAATTCCCTTGCGATCCAGAACCCCACACCTCACCACTTGAGGCGATGTCGATCTTTGACATTACTAGAGACTTACAAGAGATCAAGTCCGAAGTCATGCGCAATACGCTTGACTCTTTGGCGCAGTCTATCCATCCCCGCACCGTGATCGTTGAGGGTCAGGTCAACATCGACGATGCACTCAATAACGAGACAGGCGCGATCATTCGTGCGCGTGCTCCGAACATGGTTCAAGCCTTAACTACTCCATTTGTGGGTCAGGCTGCTTTCCCTGTTTTGGACTACTTAGACCAGATCAAGGAAGGTCGCACAGGAATGAGTAAGGCATCTATGGGCTTGAACCCAGATGCGTTGCAGTCTTCAACCAAGGCTGCCGTGGCTGCCACAGTAAGCGCCAGCCAAGGACGCATTGAACTGACTGCGCGTCTCATGGCTGAGGGCATGAGGGAGCTGTTTAAGACAATCCTTTTCTTGGTCACGACTCACCAAGACAAACCCCGCATGATCCGCTTGCGTAACCGTTGGGTGCAGATTGACCCACGCGCTTGGGACAACACAATGGATGTCAACATCAATATCGGTCTGGGCAATGGCGACACCAATGAGCGTATTGCAACCATGATGCAGATACTCGCCAAGCAAGAATCCATCATTAACCAGTACGGTCTTGAGAATCCCGTGGTGTCTCCACAGATGTATGTGCGCACCTTGAAGAAGGTTGTTGAGTTATCTGGATTCAAGGACGCATCGAGCTACTTTGCGGATATTCCAGAGGGCTGGAAAGCACCGCCAGCTCCACAAAAGCCAAGCCCAGAAGAGGTTTTGGCTCAGGTTCAAGCCGAGTCTATTCGTGCAGACATCCAGAAAAAGGCTGCCGATCTAGAGTTACAGAGGCAACAGATGATCCGCGACGACGACTTCAGACGCGATCAAATGAACC